GCGCGTTGGCAAGTGTTGTCAACGGGATTGGGTGGGGACCGCGCATTTTGGGTTTTAAGAGTTGGCGGCAAATCGGCTGCAAAGCCGTTCATCGATGGCTTTTACGCCAACAGTATCAACGCCGCCACTGAATCCCTTGCCAACTGAAAAATGCACGACAGGGGCTACGGCCCCACCACCTGGAGCAAACACCATGAGCAAAAAACAATTTGATACTTGTATTGACCTTGAAGGAGTTGACCGTCTTACATTGAGTGAGCATGACCATGGCTTATGGCTGTCAGTATGGAAGTTAGGTGCTCATGCAGCAGTAGCCGTTAACCGCGACAAAGTCATTGAATTGCGCAATGGCCTTAACCAATTCCTCGCCATGAACGAGGTTGCCAACACAGCAGAGAGCGCCTAAACTGAATTTGGCAGTCCATGTTGATGTTCTCCTGAAATCCTCTGCACTTCCCCGTAGAGTTGGCCCCCAGCAATTGGGGGTTCTTTTTTTGGTAAAGCTGTAGTAAAATCAAGCAGTTAGAGCTTGCCTTGCGCAAGCAATTGCCACCAGCCCACCAAAACCCTATCATCAGCGGATCTTATGTCACTGGAAGATGTGATGCCCAAACCCGCCAAACCCAAAGCCCAGGCCGCAAAACAAACCGCGCCCAAGAAAACTGGCCGCCCAAGCAAATACACCCCTGAGATTGCTCGCGAGATCGTAGAGCGCTTAAGCGAAGGTACTCCATTGTGGGAGATATGCAGAGACGAGCATATGCCCCATTGGAGAACGATATATGACTGGATGTACAAGGATGATCGTGAGACGGCTGCTGGGCGCGGCGTCGGTCTATCTGCAAGCATCGCACGCGCCCGTGAGATCGGGCAGGACGCCATCGCTGAGGATTGCATGCGCATCATCGACCAGGAGCCAAGCAAGATTGTGGGTGACGGTGGTGTGCGCTATGACAGCGCTTATGTCCAGTGGCAAAAGAACCGCGTTGAGCAAAGACTCAAGCTTTTGGCCAAGTGGAACCCCAAGCGCTACGGCGATCGGGTAACGATGGCAGGTGACGCTGAGAATCCTGTCAGCGTTCAGGCCGACCTGGCATTCTTCGATGCAATCTTAAAGAACATGGAAGCGAAGCGCCAGCTTGGGAACAAATGATTTAGCTGAGATTTTCCAGGACGCTGAGACCAGGAAGCGTTTCGCGTCGATGTACGCGCACGCTCCCCAGGAGGCCGCGGCTAGGCAGTGGCGCATGACCTGGATGAGCCAGGCGCTCGATCACCAGATCCTGCCACCTGGTGACTGGTGGTCGATCTGGTTGCTACTTGCAGGCCGTGGTGCCGGCAAGACCAGGACAGCAGCCGAGCAGATCGGCTGGTGGGCACAGTCCTACAAAGCCACCAGATGGCTCGTAGCGGCCCCAACGAGTAGTGATGTGAGGGGTACATGCTTCGAGGGTGACAGCGGGCTGCTCGCCGTGATTCCACCCATCCTAATCGATGACTACAACAAAGCATTGCATGAGCTACGCTTGACCAACGGAAGCCTGATCAAAGGCATCCCTGCCTCGGAGCCTGAGCGCTTCCGCGGCCCACAGTTTCACGGCGGGTGGTTGGACGAGCTAGCCGCATGGGAGTACATCCAAGAAGCCTGGGACCAGATCCAGTTCGGTATGCGACTAAAGTTGCATGACATGAAGACCAGGCTGATCTGCACGACGACACCCAAGCCCAAGGACCTGATCATCGACCTGATCAGCCGCGAGGGCGACGATGTGGTGCTTACCACTGCCAGCACTTACTCAAACCTGGATAACCTGTCCGAGAACTTCAAGCGCCAGATCCTGCAGTACGAAGGCACCAAGCTTGGCCGCCAGGAAATCTACGCTGAGATCATCGACCCCGAGGAGGGCGGTATCGTGCAGCGCGACTGGTTCAAGCTTTGGCCTGCTGGTAAGGAACTGCCTAAGCTCGAGTATGTGATCCAGTCCTATGACTGCGCGTACACCGAGAAGACGGTCAACGATCCCACCGCAAGCATCACTTTCGGTGTCTTCAAGCCTACGGATGGGTCCATGTGCGTGCTCATCATCGACGCCTGGCAGGACCGACTGCAGTACCCTGACCTTAAGCCTAAAGTATTAGACGAGTATGAGATCGTTTTCGGAGAGGGCAAAGCCGCTAAGCGCGTTGACCTGGTGCTCGTCGAGGACAAGGCCGCGGGTATCGTGCTGATCCAAGATCTGCAGCGTGCGCACATCCCTGTGAGGGCTTACAACCCTGGTCGGGCTGACAAGGTCCAGCGCCTGAGCATCGTGGCCAACATCGTGAAAGCAGGAAGGGTGTATGTGCCCGAGTCCAGCAACAGGGCTGGCTATGTCCGCGACTGGGCTGAGGCCATGGTCACGCAGATCTGCAGCTTCCCGAATACCGACCACGATGACTTTTGCGACGCCTTCAGCCAGGCGCTCAGGTACCTTCGAGACGCAAGCTGGCTCAACATCGACCCGCTACCGCCTGATGATTACGATCCCGAGGACTATGTGGACGCAGGCATCACGAGGACCAATCCGTATGCAAGCTAAGCACAAAGGGTTATCATCCCGCGCAAACGGAGGCCGATGATGCCCAACCCAAAACGATTGCTTGATGCTTTGTATGGCGTCCACATGCAAGACGGTGGCGATCCCACCCAGATGTTCAACTTTAATCCCATGGCCGCCAAGGCTGCCAAGCAAAAGCAGATGCGTGATTCCACGCCTGAGACACCACTCGGTGCGCTCAGCCGCGGTTTTGCTAGTGGCTTATTCGGCAACATTGAAGACCCGGTGCCTTACACGGGCAGCATCATGGAAAGCTCGCCACAGCGCCAGCAATCGCAGGCAAACCTGCGCGAGATTGGCCGCAATGTCGGCGCACTGACAGACATCGGCGGCATGGTTACGCCATTCGTCAAGCCTGCAACCCAGGCCATCACACGCGGTGCCACAGCATTGGGTAGGACAGGCCTCGAGCAGGTTGATCGCGCCATGTTTGGCGAAGGGCCACTGGCTTCACTGGTTGCGCCTGTAGCACCACTACAAGCCGTGCCAAGGGTTCAAGCACCTGTGAGCAGGCTGGGCTTTTACGATCCCGTCGAGCAGGCAGGGCTGAATATCCAGCGCAAGCAAGGGCCAGGGCAAGCCTTCCTGAACGAGCTACAGCGGTCAGAGAATGTCAGCAAGGACTTCCTTGAGGCATCAGGCATCGCTGAAAAGCTGCGCACTGCACCCAACATCACCCGCGATGAGGTGCAGGCTATGACTAAGGGTGCTGTGCCCGAGGTCCAAGAAGTTGTGCTCGGGTCCAATGTCATACCGCCGAGCGTGACTGAGTTTGCCAAGGTCCACCTGCCAGACTTCAATCCCAGCAACAAGGACAGCATCGCCAAGTTGATCCAGGTTGCAGACCAGCGTTATCAAAAAGCTATGGCCGATGGCGACCTGGATATTGCTGAGTTTGCTGAGCAGGCCGAGACTGAGGCCAAGAAGCTTGCAAGCCAATATGAAAGTGGCAGCAAGCCAGCAGACCGTCTGTCCAAGTACGCGGAATATCAGCTACCTGGCGGCAAGAATTACCGCGAAGTGTTATTGACCGTGCCAGAAAAATCTTTTAATGAGTTGCCAAAAGGTTATTCAGTCAAGTTACTCCCATCTGCACCATCAGCGCGTGCTAACGAAGGTTATAAAGTTGTAGATCAAGCGGGGGTAGCTCTTGGCTATAACTCAAGGCGGCTTGATGGAAGATTTGATACTGAAGAAGAAGCAATCAAAGGTGCAATCGAGGCCTTAAACAAAGGCTCTGTATTTTCTGAGAAAAGAAATTCTTTCCGATCAAGCCATTGGGAAGATCCCAATATTGTGTCCCACATCCGCATGAATGATCGCACCGACTTCAATGGCAAGAAGGTGCTTTTCATTGAAGAGATGCAATCCGACTGGGCACAAGAGGGTCGCAAAAGAGGGTTTGCACCAAAAGACTTTGAGCGTCAAATAAAAGAGGGCGAAAAAAGATTGGTGATAATTCGCGATCAACTTGCAGCCATCAAAAGTAAGCTTGATCAACCGGGTCTTGGACCTAATGAGCGTATTAGCCTCATGGAAGAATACGGCACACTTACAAACAAACAAGCTGAAGAAATAGACTGGGGCAACAATCTAATCGATGCCAAAAACTCAGGAATTCCTGAAGGCCCATTTGTAAAAAATACCAATGAATGGGTTGACCTATCCCTGAAGAACATCCTCAAGCGTGCGGTTGATGAGGGCTATGACCGTGTAGCGTTCATCAATGGTAAGCAGTCAGCAGATCGATATGACTTAGCCAACTATGTTGATAATATTCAATGGGATAGCAATCCAAGTAAATTTTCTTTTGGCAAAAGCGACGCAGAGAAAACTGTAGTCATCAATATGCAAAACGGAAGTCCGATTCGGTTGCCTATCACGCCTGATGGCAAGGTGCAAAGTGGCCGCGGCACTCCATTTGACGGCAAAGGGCTAGATGAGATTGTTGGTAAAGATGTTGCCAGAAAGATCATTGCCGGCGAGTCGGGCAGCCTAGAAGGCGAGGGCTTAAGCATTGGCGGCGAGGGCATGAAGAAGTTTTATGACCAAATCGTGCCCGATCGCCTACGCAAGTTGGTTGGCAAGGATAAGGTAAAGCACATTCCTGGCGCTGTCAGACATTATGGTGACGCTGATGATTATGAGATTCGAGTAGATCGAGGTGGCAATAGCTATTATCTGTATAACACAGTGACAGGTGATTCACTTGAAGAGTCATTCAATAATCTTAGTGATGCTCATAACTTTTTAGAAAAGCTTAATCAAAGGAACCCAGCCCTGCCTCAGCTAGGTTTCGACATCACGCCTGAGATTCGCGAGAAGTTCAGCAAACCCATCCCTTACAAAGAAGGTGGTGCCGTGAAACGAGTTCACATATCTGATAACCCCGACACGATGCTGCTTGAGCTTGCCATGGGCGGCCCTGTCCGCATGGCTGGTGGCAAAGCTGTCTCTGATGTCGCTGAATTCGCAGGCAAAAAGTTTTTGCCAAAAGCTGCGGCAGCCTCTGCAGACATCAGCAAACTGGGCGATACCACGCTAGGACAGGCGGTCAAAGAAGGGCGCAGGCAGCGTGAGTCCGTAACGCTTTCGGGCGCTCTAGCACCGTTACAAGCCCCTGTAAGGGGTGAGACAAGCAAGGAGCTACTGAAGGCGCAGACCAAGCAGCTAACGGACCAGGAGAAAGAAACGCTTGATAGCTTGCGTCAGACCTACCCCGACTTCTCAAATGCCGTTAAGTTCATGACGCCACAGGAAGTCAGCAAGATCATCCGCAACCCCGAGGGTGTCAAGGAGATGGATCGCCTGCTGCAGACCATCCCATCGGCTAAAGAACTGGCCGCTGTAGCCAAGGCCGGCACACCCAAGCAGGGCTGGTATCGAGCCAGTACACAGGCGCTCATCGATGTGTTTGGCGTACAAGATGCACCACGCTTTGCATCGCTGCTGGCCGCCATGTCGCCACAAACTAGCGTTGAGTCCAACCTGATCAACGCGCTTAACACCTGGAAGAACTGGACCTCGGCAGGCAGGCCTACTGATCCCAAGCAGATCAAGGCCATCATGGGCCAGTCAGTGCAAGGCTCGGGCACTGAAGCCTCGGTGCTCGATGCATGGACCAACAACGCCATGCGCGCTTTGCGTGCGCCCAATCCGCTCGATGTGGTGCTCTCAGGCCCCAAGGTTGACTCGTTCTACCGCAACCTGGCTGATGATGTGTACCGCGTAACAAACGACGCCTGGATGGCATCAGGCCTAGGCGTGGATCAGGGCATGTTCAGCGGCTCGCCTACCGCACTGCAGCTAAGCCGCGGCGATCCTGGCTTATCGCCTGGTTACATCGCCTCGAGTGCGCGCATGCGTGAAGCCGGGCAGTTAAACAAGATGCTGCCGTCTGAAGCACAGGAAACCACCTGGTCTTACTTCATGCCGCTTTATGAGATGCAACGCAAGACAGGATTGCCAGCACGCGAGATCCTGCAGCGCGGCTTACTGACGCCTGAAAGCATCCGCGGTACGCCCGACTTTTCAACGCTACTCACGCAGGGTCAGTACGGCGATGTGCTGCGCCAGGCAGGCTATGGCGAGCAGCTATCGGCCATGAAGCCTTATCAATTCCCTGAGTCAGCCCCGAGCCTAAGCTTGTCAGAGCAGCGTGAGGTAGAGCGTGCAGCACGGCGCCTTGAGAGCCTTAAGGGTTTGCGTGAGAGCGAGAGCAGGTCAAAGATTTTTGAGTTGCCAAAGACAAGAACGCTTCCTAGCGGTGAAGTTAGAGAGATCATGCCTGAATCAGGCTTTGCATCAGCACAAATTGAGTACATACCCGGCGAAGGCACAGGCATCTTGCCCGACATGATTACTGCATCGCCTGGCGCAAAGCAATACTTTTCAAGCCGCATGGCAGGCGCCTTCCGCGATCCGCAAGAGCGCGACATATTGCAGCGATCGCTAGGCCTAGAGCCGCTGCAAACCAGGTCCATGACGGGATCATTCAGGCCATCAGGCGAGATTGGCTTTCAGGGTAATGTCAGAGAGCAGGCTTATGGCGTACCCAAGGCGCGGGAAACAAATCCTGGCTACGCTTCACTCGTTGAAGTGCCGCTCACCAAGCGCGGCGATATTCCCAAAGAGTACAAAGAGAAGCTTGGGGCCGCCGAGGCTTTGCGTGGCTACATGACTGGGCAACAAGGCTCAACATATAACCTGCAGGTTCCTACGC